CTCAGAAGATCGTCCGCGACATCCCCGAGGCAGCCTTTCGCCAGGGGTGGAAGCTGACGCCGCCGCCGGGGGTCGATTCGAAGCGCGCCTCCGAGCAGGAGAAGCGGATCGCTGAGCTGCTATGGGACCTCGGAGCGCGAGAGAAGCTCGTCGAGGCGGCGTGCTGGGGGCGCCTCTATGGGCGCGGCGCGCTGTGGATCGGCACCGATCAACCGCAGAGCCAGCCCCTCAAGCCGGAGAAGGTCAAGGAACTTCGTTTCCTCGAAGTGCTCGAGTGCGAGGAGTTCTCGGCCTACTCCTACTTCGATGATCCGCGGCTCCCGCGCTACGGCGAGCCACGGCTATGGCAGGTCACCAGGTCCGGCGGGACAGGGTCGGAGTTCGCGCTGATTCACGCCGACCACATGATCATCGCCGGGTCTGGGGTGCCGACGAGCCGGAAAATGAGGGCTAATAATGACTGGCGAGACATCCCGATTCTCCAGGCCCCATGGGATAGGGTTCGAGACCTCGACGTAGTGGTTCGCTCGATTGCCCACATGTTCGCTGATGGTTCGCAGGCGGTGATGACGCTCAATGATCTCGCGGAGATCCTCGCCCAGGAGAAGCTGAGCGTGTTCGCGACGCGCATGGAGGTGATGCGCCTGGCTCGAGCCCACCGGATCGTTCCGGTCGGTCAGGGTGAGAGCTTCAGTTTCGCCGAGCGATCGATGGCCGGCGTCGCCGACGTCTTCGACCGCGTGGCCTCAGCCCTCGCCGGGGCTGCCGAGCGGCCTCAGACCATCCTCTTCGGTCGCCAGCCAGCCGGGCTGAATGCCACGGGGGAGAGCGACACGAGGGGATGGTATGACAGCATCGCCGCCGAGCAGCGCAATAGGTACCAGGCATGGCTCGAGGAGCTGGTCTACCTCGCCGCCATCGTGACCGTCGCCGATGAGCCGGAGCAATGGGGGGCGGAGTTCCCCTCGCTTTGGCAGATGACACCACCAGAGCAGGCGGACCACAAGAAGACGACGGCCGAGACCGATGCCATCTACATCAACTCCGGCGTCGTGCTCGAAGACGAGGTCGCCCAGACGCGGTTTGGCTCGTCGGAGGGGTTCAACGACGGGCCCATCCAGATCGACAAGAAGATGCGCGGGGCTCTCAGGGAGCAGGACCTGAAGAGGGCGAAGGAAGGGCCGCCCGGTGACGGGTTGCCCAATGGGACGGACGGGGGCGAGCCTGGTGTCAACGATTTGCCTGACGAGGGCGACGGCGACGGCCGATCCGCGGAGAAGGCCCGTGCCAAAGCGCAGACCACAACGCCAACCGAGTAGGGCCAGCCAGCCCCGCGAACCCCGCGCCGCCGAGGCCGCCTATATGCGCGAGCTCCGGCGCATCTGTCGGGTCGCGCAGGACGTCATCGCGTGGGGGCTCGAGCCGCTGATCGCGGTCTGGCCGAACGAGACCGCGGACTCCAGAGCCGACGCCATCGAGCAGCTCGAACCGATGGCCGACGCCGCCCAGGCCGCTATCGAGGAGCCTCCTGGGTACAACCCACTCGCTCCGCAGCCGATCCTGCGTCGCGTCTGGCAGATGAGCGACACTGAGCTCCGTCGCCTCTGGCCAGGGATAGACCCCGACGAGCTGCGTGAATACGCGCCGTGGGCGGTGAGCCCAGAAGAGGTGATCCGCATCGCCTTCCCTGGTCAGGGCCTACCCGCGAACGCCGAGCGGGTCACCGCCTATGTCCTACGCGCAATCGACGCCGAGCGGGCTGCTCGGCCTCGTCCTCCGGATCCCGGAACATTCGAGCCCAGGGGAAAGGGCCCTGGAGCGTTCCGCCTACGGTCCCGCCGAACTGCACCTGTCATCCTGGGCCAAGATGGGCTCCCCCTCCCATTGCCGCCGAGGCCGCTGATCGTCAATCGAGAGACTGTCGATCGTCAGCTCTCGTGGGTGCGAGTCGCCGTCAGCGAGCTGGTCACGACGGAGCATATCGAGTCACTCATCGCACCGACCGGCGAGCAGGTGGATCGCCATGTCCGCCGTGAGCTCGAGCGAGTGCTGGAGATTGACGTCCGTAAGGAAGTTCCCGGCATCCAGCATCAGATCGACATCTGGCGCAGGGTCAACGTGGACCTGATCGAGAGCGGCATCGTGGGGCCCCGAGAGACGACGCGACTCCGCCCGCTTCTCGAAGACGTGTCCCGGGTGATCGAGAACGCCCACGCCGAGGGGCTCCGCGTCGAGGTGCTGGCAAAGGAGCTCCAGGACCGCTTCGGGGTATCCGACAGGCGCGCCGAGCTCCTCGCCCGCGATCAAACGCTGAAGCTGAACTCGCAGATCAACCGAGGGCGACAACAAGCCGTCGGGATCACGCACTATCGATGGAGTACATCGCACGACGAGCGGGTGCGCCGTGCCCACCAGGCGCTCAGCGGAACGATCCAGAGTTGGGATGCACCGCCGATGGTCGGGCTTGGTCGCTGCGAGCACCCCGGCGGGGACTATCAGTGTCGCTGTATCGCCATCCCGATCGTGAGACACGACTCGGCCGTCCGCGCCGACTCGCTTGGGCCTCCCTCGACTGCGAGCCTCTGGGGATTGCCCCAGGCCTTCGAGGATCGGCTTCGCCTCGAGGCGAGAGCGGGGAGGTACTGACCGGCTCCGCGCACACCTGAGCCCACCTGTGCCATAGTGTGCCTGTGACAAAGGTCCGACGCCGCGACAGCTTCCGTATCGACGCCTTCGAAATGGTGGGCGAGCGGCTGCGCGTCGAAGGGCACCTCAGCCGAACCGGCATCCAGGTCTATGACGATGGCTTCGGTGGCAAGCGCCGAGAGTACCGCCCCCCGGACGAGGTCTTCGCGGCCGAATCCCTTGCCTCCCTTCGTGGGATTCCCCTCACCATCGATCACCCTGCACATGGGATGGTCACTGCCGACAACTGGCGGGACCTCGCCGTCGGGAACGTCGGCGACGACGCCCGAAAGTCCGACGACACCAAGCACGTCAAAGCCACCCTTTGGGCCCACGACGCTGCTGCCATCCGAATGATCCAGGGCGGAGAGCTCCAGGAGCTCTCTGTCGGCTATTGGGCACGCCTTGAAGAGACGACCGGAACCACGCCGGAGGGCGAGCAGTACGATGCCATCCAGCGAGAAATCAGGGGCAACCACCTCGCCCTGCTCAAGCCGGGCACTGCCCGAGGCGGCCCCACCGTTCGGTTGCTCCTCGACGCCCTGGGCCAGGCCGTTATGCACGAGACCCCCGCTTCGGGGACAAACCAGCAATTCAGGAGGGACGGATCCATGAAGATCCAGATCAAGGCCGACGGCTATACTTTCGAGGTCGAGGCCGAAAACGACGCGGTGGCCCAGGCCGTCAACCGTGAGCGGCAGAAGCTCACCGAACGGGCGGACGCCGCCGAGAAGGCCCGCGACGCCGAGAAGGCTCGCGCCGACGACGCCGAGAAGGGGCGCGACGCCGAGAAGGCCCGCGCCGACGCTGCATCCGACAAGAGCAAGGAGCTCCAAGGCAAGCTCGACTCCGCGACCGATCCCAAGGCCGTGGCCGCGATGGTCGACGCCAGGGCCCGGCTCGTGTCCGACGCCAAGCTGGTCGCCGACCGCGACGACTTCAAGGCCGAGGGAACCGACGCCGAGATCAAGCGGTCGGCCCTCGAGGCCCGCGGAGTGAAGCTCGAGGGAAAGAGCGACGCCTACGTGGATGCCCGCTTCGACGTGGAGGCCGATTCTGTCCGCGAGTCGAAGCGGATCGACTCGACCGACGTTGCTCGGTCCCTGCTCTACAGCCGCGACCGTGGTGGAGAGGGCGGCAACAGCCGCTTCGACCACTCGGTCGCCAACCTCGACAACCCCTCGCCCATGGGAGGTGAGTGATGGTCCAGTCCACAGTCGCAGACCCGACCCTTCGGGCCGGGCAAATCTACACGTCCTTCTGGGATGCCGATTCCATCTCGCGTGCCGTCGAGGGGGCATCCGGCCTCGCCGCCGGTCACCTCGTCGAGTGGGGTACCTCTCCGGAGCAGCAGGTCCAGGAGGTTCAGGCAGTCCCCGTGGCCGACCCCGACGCCATCGCCACCGCGGCGGTCGTCGCCTCGGCGGTCGCCGCCCAGAACATCCCGGCGAGCAGCTTCGATGGCGTCATCGGTCGAGACCGGATCGCGCCGGCGCGGTGCCTCTCGATCTCCTTCGACGCCTCGGCCGACTGGAACACCCCCAGCGGTGAGTGTCGCGTCAATTTCTACGGTGACGACGACGAGCTCATCGACAGTATCGCCAAGCCGAACGGCAGCGGCGCTGGGACCTACAACACGGCCGTTCCCGCCTCAATGGTGAGCCGCTTCCACATCGAGGCGTGCAACGGCGCCGGCGGGACCGCGACGGTGGGTGTCGCCACCATCGGGGCGTCCACTCCGGTGAAGCTGCACCTTGCCGACTACCCGGGCATCTCGGAGTACGAGGGCATCAAGGAGCCCGGAACCTCGACAAGGGAGTTCGCCCAGTACGATGACGTTTCCGTCCTTCGACGGGGCGACATCGGCGTGCCCGTCGAACACGCCGTCTCCGTCGGTGACCCGGCCTACGTCCGCATGGTCGCGGGCGGCGGGCACTTGGCCGGATCGATCACCGGCTCCGACGGCGCCGACACCCCGGCAACCTACGCGCGCCTCGTCGGCGCTCATTTCATCACCTCGGCCAGCGCTGACGACGTGGCCGTTCTCAGGATCGGAGGCTGACCATGTCCGCTATCGTGACCATCGCGCAGCGCCTCGACGCCCACATCCAGAAGGTTCATGCCCAGGAGGAGCTGGTCCGCTACGAGCTCCAGCGAGCTTTGCGAGGCCAGCGGTGGGATTCCGCAGCCGCGGCCCCGTGGGTCCGCCGGGACGAGTCCCCGAGCACCTGGGCGATTCAGCAGCTCGCCCGGATGGTCGTCGCCGACAGTGCGGAGTTTGCGGCTCGGGGCATCCGAGTGGACGCTGGCGAGACCCGGCTGTTCGCGACCATGCTCCAGCACGTGGTCGCCAGGGCCGTGCCCACCCTCTACGTCCCGAATCAGGCCAGGGCCGCCTATCCCGAGGACGGGAGCATCCCCGCCGGTGCGACATCTGTGCGGCGTCACAGGATCATCGACCACGATGATGACGACCTCGGCATGATCGCCAACAAGGGCGGCGACGTGAAGCTGATCGACATCGGCGCCGAGTGGATCGAAAACAACGTCGAGGAGTTCGCCCGTGGGTTCTTCTGGTCGCTGATGGAGCTCGAGCAGGCCGTGTTCGCGAACGTCCCGCTGAACACCGAGCTGCTCGAAGCGTTGAACCGGGCTGCCGAGCGCGTCTACGAACTCGTTGCGCTCCAGGGCGTCGCTGCGAAGAACATCATCGGCGCCTACAACGACGGCAACGTGACCATCACCCCGGCCCCCACGGGGACGTGGGCCACGGCCACCACCGAAGAGATCTACGGCGACTGCAAGGCACTGATCGAGGCGGTCAAGACCGCTAGCGGCGACAACTACCGCCCCAACCGCTTCAACGTCCCGTCTAATCGCTGGCAGTACATGACGGCCCGCCGGACCAACACCGACGCCAACGTCATGGAGATGCTGGAGAAGGACTACCCGGGTCTCGTCATCCAGGAGATCAGCCGAGCCAGCAACTACGACGCGCTCGGAACCGGGCCTCGGCTGATGGCCTACTACTACAACCCGGCCTTCATCAACATCGCCGTCGCACGCCGCTTCACCCTTGAGGCTCCCCAGCGAAAGGACCTCGGATACAAGGTCATCGGTCGCCAACGCCTCGGCGGCTGCGTCATCGCGGTGCCCCTGACCGTGGGCTACATGGACGGCATCTGAGCCTGGTTGGCGGCCTCGCCCGAGCGGTGATGGCCCTGGAAGGAGACGGCAGACATGAAATTCAAGTACGCAAAGGGCCGGGGCCCCTACGTGGTCCTTCGAAAGAACGCCAAGGACGGGCAGATCTTCACCGAGAAGACCGTGCTGAAGCCCGGCGAGGCCTGCGAGTTCGATCCCGATCCCTCGAGGGGGGTCATGATTCACGTCAAGGCCTGCATCCTCGTCCCCGAGGACAAAGAGGCCAAGGACTGGGCCAAGGGGCTGGAGTGATCCGTGGCGGTGACGATCACAGCGGCCGGGCTCCAGGCGGCATATCCCCAGTGGGATGATGTTGAAGCCGGAACTCTTGCCCAGGCCGTGAGGATCGCCAACGCCCGCCCACTCGAAGCCTACACCGACCGCTCGAAGTCCGCCGAGGAGGAGGAGGAGCACAGGCGCTACCTCGAAGCCTCGGCCTGGCTTTACGATCACCCCTTCTCCCGCGACCTGGACAAGCCCGATCAGGCCGCGCGCAACCCCTACAGGGTGGAAGCCTCCAGACTCGATCGCCTCAAGGGCGGCCTCGACCGAGCTCCCGGCTGGGTGCTCCCCTATGGGGTGATCTGATGTCCGGATCGGTCGCGGATAGAGACCTCGGCATGAAGGCGCTTCTCGAGCGCCTCAAGTTGGAGGGATCCGTCAAGGTTGGCGTGTTCGGTAACTCTGCGAAGGCGATGGATTCTCAGGGTAACACCGTTGGTGATATTGCGACATTCAATGAGCTCGGCCTAGGCGTTCCGAAGCGGTCATTCATCGCTGACTTCGTTGATCAGAACGAAGGTAAGATCAAAAGCATGATCCGTGCTCTCACCAAGAGGATCATCAATGGTTCGGACCCGAGGACGGAGCTGGAAATCTTCGGGCTTCAACTCGTCGGTGAAATCCAGGAGCGGATATCAAGCGGCATTCCACCCGAGAACGCCGAGAGCACCAAGAAGAAAAAGCAGAAGGGCGGCGGGTCCACAACTCCTCTGATCAACACGGGCCAACTCAGGAGCTCCATCACTCACCTTGTCGAGGTGAAGTGATGAATTGGTCTGTCATTAGACCAGCTCTCAAAGCCTGGGTTGAGTCGATCACCGGGCTGTCTGCAAAGTGGAGGAGGGCATCGAAGGGGTGGGCTCCGAAGGAAGGATATTGCCTGCTCGACATAACCGGAATGGGCGGTGTCGGGTCTGACGAGGTCGTTGACGAGTACGATGAAGATGCAGAAGCCGGGAGCGAGATCAGGACCTATCAGACAGGGCAGCGTCAATTCACGTTCAATGTCCAGGTTAGGACTTGGTCGACCACAGACGGGCTCGACTCAAAGCATTATGCGAGCCTGATCATGAACTCGACCGACCTCCCAAGAAAGAGCTCAGAGGTATTCGCTGCTGCTGGAATCGGATTTGCCGGGATTGCTGGAACCGTTGGGCCGCTTCCATTCGAGCAGGATGGCCGCCCGATGGACGTCTCGGATATCCAGCTTCGATTCAACGGTTCGGAGAGCACTGAGGACGAACCGACGACCTATATCGAAACAATCGGAATCACCGTTGAGGGTCGAAACCCAGACGGCGATGTTGAATACTCCGTCACTCGCGACATCAAGAAGGTGGGATGACATGCTCGTCAAGGTAAATAAGGACGAAACAACCTGGCCAAGCCGGCTGCGAAAGCGGGGCACCCAACCCCTCGGGCTGTCCAAGGGCGCACATATCATGCCCACCGCCAAGTGGGAGAAGCTCGTCGAAAGGGCCGGGAAGGCTCGCATCGACGAGGCCATCGAGAACGGTTTGATCGAGCTGAGCGAGGTCTGACATGAGCATCGACGACTATGTGAGCATCAGCGTTTCCCGCGAGACTCAGGCCCCGACCCAGACGGGATTCTCCACCTTGGGCATCCTGGCCTACCACACGGCATGGGCTGAGTATCAGCGCCAGTACGACGCCAACGCTGAGGGGTTGGCCCAGATGATTCTGGACGGGTTCACTCGGTACGACCCGGCCTATCGCGCGGCGAGCCGCGCGATAGGCCAGGACGGACACCCCGAGAAGCTCCGTGTCCTCCGCCGGGCAACCCCCTTCAGCCAACAGGTGGTGCTGACCGTGACGACAATTACGGTCGGAGCGGTCGTGTCGGTTGTGATTGTCGCCCCGGACGGGAGCGAGAATACGGCCAGCTACACCGTGGTAGCTCTCGACACCCTGACTCTGGTGGCCACTGGCCTACGCGCCGCCATCGTCGCCCTGGGGCTCGATCTCACCCTCCCGGCCATGGGAGGTGCGCCAGACCCCGACGTAGAGATCAACGCCACCAACGCCGGCGAGCTCTTCTACTTCAACGACCTGGCCAACTGCACCTATGACGACGTCACCGTCGATCCGGGCGTGGGGACGGACCTCGACAACATCGTCCTTCTGGGGTCCGACGACTGGTACGGGCTCGTCATCGACAGCGAGAGCAAGGCCGAGATCGAAGCCGTGGCCGCTTGGATCGAGCCCACTATGAAGATCTTCGGTGCGGCGGTTCGCGACTCGGACACGCCGACGTCCGGTGCGACCGATGTGGCCACCGCGCTGGCCTCTGCCAACTATGACCGCACCTTTACCGTGCCCACCAAGGGGTCGCTCTCGACCTATCCGACGGCGGCATGGTTCGGCCTGCGGCTAGGAGAAACCCCGGGCGACGCGAACTGGGCCTTTGCCCACAGCGCCGCCGGAGTGGTGGCGGACGGCTGGACCGGAGACGAAAAGACCAACATCAAGGACAAGAAGTCCAACTACTACATCAACACGGCGGGGTTCGATCACTACTTCCCGGGCCATATGGCGAGCGGCGAGTTCATCGACATCATCACCCTGATCGATTGGTCCGTGGCCCGCATCCAGGAGGAAATCTTCGGCGACCAAATCGCCTCGAAAAAGATTCCCTTCACTGACAAAGGCGTCTCCAAGGCCAAGGCCTGCTGTTTCAGTGTTCTGCGCCGCCAGATGAAGGACGACGACAGCGGAGGCTTCGTTCAGGGCACCGAGTTCTTCTCCGCGCCGAAAGTGGCGGATGTGGCCCAGGCTGACAAGGCCGTTCGCTACTTGCCGAACTGTGTGACTGGGGCACAGTTCACCAACGCCATCAACAAGGTCGGGCTGCGCCTGACGCTCACGCTCTGATCCTGAAGCTGGAGGACGACGATGGAACAGAAGACATGGTCCCTGGCGCGATGCTCCCTGAGCGTCGCCAACATCAACGTCTCGGCCGGGGCCGGCAAGAGCGAACTCGTGAAGATCTCCCCCGTGGGGAACTGGAGGTCTACGACTGCGGGCATCCTGGGCGACGTCTCGATCAACGAGCTCGCTGACCGGCGCGCCGACGTCGAGATCACCACGTTGCAGACGTCCACGGTCAACAAACAGTTCTCGGCCCTGCTCAACCGCACGACGACTCA